GTCAAAAACGCGCCCTCGGGAAAAACTCGGGTCTACCATTGGCGGCTCGCTTTCGTGAGGGCTACGCGGTTGCGGTCGTTGTTGCATTTCCGACACGCGGCGCGGAGGTTCTCGGGGTTCCACCACTCACCACCGCGGGCTATCGGGACGATGTGGTCTACTTGGTCGGCGTGGCCGAGGCAGCCCGCGGTTTGGATCTGGCAGATGTAGGAGTCACGCTCGAGGATTTGGCGGCGGACGGTGCGCCACGGTCCGGAGTAGTGAGGCTTTGTCATGGTGCGGAAGATGATCCGGCCCACGGTCGCCAGCCGTAGAGCTTCCATAGCTCGAGGGAGACCTTCAGGTTTACTTGAGGGTTGTAGAGGTCGCGGTAGTTGGTGAGCCAGCCGTTCCGCTTGGCCCATCCGACGTTAGAGCCGTTGATTTGCATTAGGCCATGGCTTCCGCCGTTCGGATCCTTCGGGTTCCATGCGGTACTGCGGCAGCGGGATTCTCGGTACATGACGCGGCGGATGTTGCCGCGTTCGGATTTGGGCCAGCCGATTTCGCGGGCGAGGTCCACATAGCCGCGGCAGCTGTAGATCTTGGCGTCGGCGGTTGTGGGCATTGTTAGAACTCCGATGGCGAGGAGGGTCGCCAGATAACGGCGGATGTTCCGGTGTCGGTTGGGCGTGTCCGGCCGGTGTCCTCGACGAGTCCTGCGTCGGTGAGCTCTTGGCGTCGTTTCGCTGCGGAGGTGCGGAGTATGCCGAGGTGCTCGGCGATTTCGTAATCGGTAGCTTCTCCGAGTTTCAAGAGGGTTTGCCATACTTGGCTCCTTTGCGAGGGTGAGCGCCTGCTAGCCGCGGCTGCGGCGAGGCGTGAGGTCTCGTGGTCGTCTCTGCGGGCCAGCCTAGCCTCGGGGGTGGGGCCGAGGTCGGTTATGCGGGTTTCGAAAAGTGACGGCTGTCTCATGCTGTAACCGTTTCGTAATGGGCTACTACGAGTCGGCCGATGACTTCGGCGACTTGTGGGACTACGGCGTTTCCGAGTCCTCTAAGTCTGTCCACCCGAGAGGGAACCCCATGAGCCACTCGACCCACGTCGGGTTCAGTCTCCCACCAACTAGCGACGGATCGGAGGACGCCACTTTGTTCTCCAAGTTTTGCGGCTTGTCCGTAGACCGTAGATAGACCGTATGGTTCCGGGTTTCCGCCATCGCGGCTCTCGGTGTTGGCCACATTTGCACCGCATCCGCTAGCCCCATTGAGTGGCCCCTTGGTCCCGTCTTGGATCGCCTCCGAAGCCGTGTTTTCTCTAGATACCACTCGGCGTTTGGGTGCTCGACTTCCTGCGTTGTCGGCGTCGGCCACATAGCCGGGAGCTTTCCCTGCGCCTCGTAAGGGCTCTTTCCGAGAATCGCGGTCGCTTCCTCCTCCGTCATTTCTCCCGCTTCGATCTTGGCTCTGTAAAGCCTTACGTTGCCCTCCATTGGACGAGTGACTGCCGTCGGCGTCGGCCACATTTTGACCATGGCCGGAAGATTTGGACTCTTCCGATTCATTTCCGCAGGCGAGCCGTTGTTTTTCCAGTCCCAAGCTTTGGGGGTAGGCCACGATAATGAGTCTGTCGCGGCGGTGATTTGCTCCCACGGAGGCTGCAGAAACAATACGCCACTCACAGTCATACCCGAGGGAGGCAATTTCTCCAATGACGGTAGATCCCCCAAGGGACAAGTGGCCTCGTACATTTTCAAGGATCGCATAACGGGGTCGAAGAATGCGTAGGGCTTCTCGTACCCATGGCCAGAGGTGGCGCGGGTCTTCTTCGCCTTGCCTTTTGCCCGCCGTGCTGAACGGCTGGCAGGGATATCCTCCACATATGACATCAGGTCGAGCAACGTCGGCCCAGTCCACTTCTTTGATGTTTCCAAGGTTCGGAACCTCCGGCCAATGTTTGTTAAGTACGCGGCAGGCGTAGGGGTCTATTTCTGACTGCCATATGACGCGCATTCCGGCGCGTTCTAATCCTAGGTCTAGTCCTCCGATGCCGGAGAAGAGAGAGCCGACGGTCAAGGTCATGGGCGGTCGTCCGGGTAGCGGTCGCGGATGTAGGCGGCGTGTGCGGTTTGGAGGGAGGCGAGGGCTCCGGCGGCCATGGCGGGGCCGCCGATGCGGTGCGCGTGGAGGTAGTCGGTGAGGCGGGCCTCGAGGAACATGAGGGCGGAGATTTCGTCTCGGAGTTTGTGGAGCTCGAGCTCGAGCCGCCACCGTTCCATTTCGTGCGTGTGCTCCATTAGTAGCCAGCCTCCTTCAGTAGGTCTACGAGGTTCTCTAGGCGCATAATCGCGTACTGATCTTGAGCGGGGCCGTAGCCGCGGCGTTTGACGACGAGGACGCCGAGGTCGGCGGTGGCGTTGAGGCGTTCGGTTTCGGTTTCCTCGAGCCATTCGGAGAGCCGGAGGGTTTTCGCGTTCTTGCATTCCCAAACGATGCCGGGGGTTCCGGCGATGTCGCCGCGGTCCTTGTTGCCGGTGAGTGGGGCTCGGTCGGCGTATGGCCAGAAGCGGCGGAGGTAATCGGCGACGAGGCGCTCGAAGGCGGTTCCTTTGTCTTTGGATCGTGTCACGAGTCGCTCTTTTCTAGGTGGGTGATTTTGAGGTCTGCCCATAGGGCCATGAGGTAGAGGGCGGCTAGGTTTTTGTCGCATTGGTCGCACGGTTCGCGGGGTGGCATGAGCCATGCTCGCGTGTCGGTGGTTTGGCCGATGAGTTGATCGCAGGCGTCGCAGCGGTGCGGGTCTACGACTTCGTAGCGCGTCGTTTTAGCCATCGAGGTGCTCTTGCATTTCTTCGAGGAGGTGGCCGACGTTCCCGGGGATGCTTTGGAATGAGGCGACGTAGTGGAGGGTTTGGTAGGCGGCTCGGAGGAGCCGTTGGGCGTCCGTGTGGTGGTCGGTGAGGGCGTCGTAGCGGGACCGGAGCTCTTCGAGCTTGTAGCCGCATTCCTCGAGGAGTCTGCGTTGGAAGCCGCCGAGGTCGTTATCGCGGCGGGCGACGGGCTCGACGGGTGCGGGCGTGGTTTCGAACGCGGCCCAAATGTCGTCGCTCATTATTGCTCCATTCTGTTCGGGATGTCCAAAAGCTCTTCGAGCCGGTTTACGTCGTCGTAGAGCTCGTTCATGTAGCCCCAAATAGGGTTTGGGGAAGGTATGCAGTCTGTGGAGTGTTCCATGGTGGCGCGAAGGTTCCAATAGACGGTCTCGATGGTTTGTCTAGTCTCGTTATCGGTTTTGAGGGCGTCGTAGTCTCCGGCGAGGACAACACGGACGTATTCACCATTCCCGAGGGCGACGGTGTAATACGGGTATTCGTCGGAGCGGGCGAACGGGTAGGGGAGTTTTTCAGCCATGGCGCTTCGTGGCCTCCCAATAGAGCGTCCGATAGTGCTCGAGTTGCTCGCGGAGGGTTTGAATCGTGGACTCGGCCACGACCTTGTCCACTTTGAGCTCGGCGATTTTGGCTTGGAGGTCGCGGACTTGGCGGGAGTAGTGGACGAGCGGGTCTATGCGGTCGGCTTTACTCATAGAAAGCGTCCTCGTCATAGCCGCGGAGGGCTTCTACTGCGCCGTAGACGGCGACGGCGATGAACGCTCCGGCGACTAGCCAGATAGCGATTTTTTCGGTGAGGCTCACTCTTCGTCTCCTTCGTAGTGGCGGCATTGTGGATCTAGGACGGCGGCGGCCATCGGAAGCGGGCAGACCGTCGCGGTTCCGCACGTTGCGCACGGGTCGTCCGCGGCGTTGGCGGCGGCTTCCTCGGGGTTTTCAATGCTGTCGAGGAGGCGTTCTAGTTCGGCGGCAACTGACGGCGGGATCATGTCGGGGATAGGCTTCTTGAGCTTTAACGGCCATCGGTTTAGAAGTTCCGTTTTTTGCGTCTGGGAGAGCGCATTACAGCGGAGTTTGAGGACGGCGGTTTCGACGTAGCCATCCGTCGGGCCGCCGTTCTTCGGTGGTTTTGCCGCGGCGGTTCCGGTTTGGCGGTCGGCTTTGGTCATTTCTTCGCGGCTGGGGCGGAAGCCTTTGGGGCTGTATCCGAGGTTGGCAAGGCAGCGTCCGATGGCGGAGGTTTCTCCGGTTTCGAGGAGTGAGCTTTTCGGGGCGGTGGACACGGAGACGGTTTCCTCGGCGTAGCCGGTGGCGTCTGGGATCGTGGAGAGCCGGTCGCGGTATGCCTCGGCTTTGAGGATGTATTGGATGGGGCGACCGGCTTCGTCGCGGTAGATCTCTACGAGCTCGGTAATGATCCGTCCCTCGGGATGGTTTTCGTAGAAGCGGTGTATCCGGCTGTCTACGCCTTCGTAGTCGTTCGGGTTGAAGCCGCCCATTATGCGAGCCTTTCTCGCTCGACGGAGGCTTTAGCGTCGGCGAGGCTGAAATAGTCGCCGTACCAAATATCCCCATACTCCGGGAACATTGTTACGCCGTCGAGGAGCGGGCCCCATCCGGTTAGCTCGCGCACGGAGTACCAACCGCGGCCTTCGCGGCTAACGATCCATTTTCCGGAAGGATCGACGTAGAGACCGGGACAAACTCGTGTCCATTTTGCGGTTGTTGTTGTTGCCATGTTGGGTTTCCTTTCGACGCGGATCACCATAGCGAACAATGTAGGTCTAGTCAAGGATTTGTTCGCTCGGTTTAGGGCTTGACACGCGGCGGAGCTTGAGCACATAATGACGACACCGAACTAGAGAAGAGTCTGACTACCTGAAGGACTGCGTCGCCCGCTCAGAGAGGCGTACGGGTGAGAATCCCCTCGATAGAAGGGCTGTCGGGAACGCGGGTTAGAGCCGTCCAGCTGTAGAAACCCCGACGCCACCTTGAGGCGGGCTAGCCATGCTCACGACCGAGGGAACGATCTAGACCTACTTTGCGACCGGACAAGATTCCGACGGGTGGCCCGGGAGTCGTGTCGCTCTGGTGTTGGTGGTTGTAGACGTTACGCTCCCGCGCCGCTATCGCGGCTTGGGCTAACGCGGCCGCGTCGCGGCCTTGTTGCCGGAAGGCAGTGCAGGGCCCGAAGCCGAGTCCTCGAGTTTACCGAACAGAGAAGAGAGGCTCCCTGAACTCGAGGACTCTAGGCCGGGGTGAGTTGTGCGTGAACTCGTCTAGGACTTTACACCGCGGCGCTTGGGTTTGCTAGGTGTAGCCGCGGCCGCCTCTTGGGCGGGCGGCGCGGCGGCCATTTCGCCGGGAAAGGGCGGGCGGTCTGCTGCGATGGTGGCTTTCCATGCGTTTTCGATGCGGGCGGGGTCTTTAGCGAACTCTGGGGCGAGCTCGAGGTGGAGCCATTTTCCGCCGGGGGTCCCGGCGTTGCCGTCCTTGGTGTAGATCTTGACTCCGGGTTTGCCTCCGAGCTCGGGGCGGGAGCATCGGAAGCCGCGGCCCCATTCCCCATGGCTGTAGTCGTGGATCTCTTCGATGCCGAGCTCGACGTAGTTCTTTACGAGCCAGTCGAAGAACGCGGCGGCCCATTCGCGGCGCTCTGCTTTGTAGCCGACGTCGAACGCGCGGCCGGTGGCGTGGACGGAGAGACCGTTTCCGGATCTCATGGGGCGGTTGGCCCAGATACCGAGGTTTGTCATGTCGGCTTTGCCTTTGGTGAGGATCTCAACGAAGCGTTCGGTTCCGGCGAGCGGTCCGGGGCGGGGGTCTGTGTTGCCGGTGTATTTCACTTGGTCTCCTCTTCGTCGTCTGGTATGCCGTCGCCGTCCTTATCGCGGCGAGCTGACGTACCAATCATGACACCGGAAAGCGTCCCGGTGAGGAAGCTGATCGTCGGGCCGAGGATGCGGAAGAACTCGGCGTCATTCGGGCTCTGCTCTTGAGGCTGGGAGACGAAACCGAGGAAGTAGAGGACGGAGAAAACCGACGCGCACAACGTGACGGCGAGCGTGACACCGATAACGAAACGGAGGCGGGCGTTGAGCTCCGACTCGGAGAAACGGCGACGATGCCGCGGTCTGCTTACGCGCATTTAGAACCTCTCTGTCCGCTCACTCGAGGAGCAAGCTCCGGGAAATACGTCCCGTTCACGGCTCCGGCTCCTAGAGCCTTGTTCTTTGTCCGGACCGTCGTTGTAGTGGCCTCTACGCGGACGTAGCCGCACGGGTCCCGGTAGATGTCGTTACAAGCCGTTAGGACCGCTGTCAGAATCGCCAGCGCCATCGCTGCTCTCACTAGAAACATCCGGGCCGACCTCTACTTCCTCGACGGTCGGGGCGGGCTCTTCGCCGGGAGCTAACGGAAACTCCGCCACCGGACCGGGCGTCCAAGTAGCGGGGAAATCGCGGAGGGCCTGCCGATACGCCGTCCATTCGGTTTTATCGGTCGGCGCGTCGGAGGCCATGGCCCAGTCGGACGCGGCGAGCTTGACATTCCGAAGGACTCGGACCTCGTCCAGGTTGTTCACTTCGTGTCTCATGCGACCTCATAGGTTGTTGTAATCCACAGTTTATCTCCGGAAGCTGCGGTCAACGAAAGGTCCACGCCTCCCGCGACGATCAACCGGAGCGCGGTCGCGCTCGTAAAATAGCCTTGGGCAAGGTAGTAGGCGGTCCCTGCGTCGAGATAGCCCGCCGTGCCAAGTTCTGCTCCATTGGAGTTATTCGTCGAGCCGGTCCGTTTCGGGGTGATCGCCGCCGGGATACCGCGGGCCTCGACAATGCCAGCCCCGCCGGAGCCGCTGGCGTTCATGTAGATGTGTACTGTCGCGATTTTGTTTATGAGGCAATACGCGCCGGTAGCGGTTGAGGTGGTCGCTTGACCTGTCCCGGAGAAAAACGTCGGGGTGAAGGTCTCCCACGCGGCCCCGATCTGGTTAGCGATAGCCGCGGTCCACTTCTGGCCCTGAACTATTCCGGCGGTGTATTGAGTAGCCATAACGTCCTATCCACAATAGTTAAAGTCCACGGTTCCGAGGACATCATCGTCACAAATGAGCGGCGAGGTGTAGCGCATCGAGAGCTGCACCGAGGTAGACCACGATCCGGGCTCGATAGTGTGCTCGATAGCGTTTACGAGCGCCTCCCTCGAGAACTGGTTCCCGACCGTCGGGGTACGTTTAAAGGTAACCCGGTCCAAAAGCTCAAGCCCGAGGATCGTCTGCCAATCACTCTGGGAAGTATTGACCGAGAGGTCAAGCGGGGAAATCCGCGGCACGAGCGAGCCCTGAACGCCGAGCTCCATAGTGGCCAGCTGGGCGGCGGAGGTCGGGTCGGCGAGCTGCGTTTCGATAGTGACCGCGGCCGCGCCGTAGGCTTCGATCACGGCGTCCGAGTAGGCGTTCACTTCGCCTTCGCCGGAGAACGTGACGGTGACATCGTTGGAGAGACTGTCCGCGTCGTAGTCAATCTGAAGCTCGGTCCCGTAGCCGAGACCGGCCCCGGAGTCCGTGATCGTCGCTTGAGAGGTGCTCGAGCGCGGCGCGTTAAAAACGTCCGTCCGGTTAGTCATCGTCAGGACCCCCGATTTGGAGACGTAAAGCTCGCCTCCCTCCGAGTCGGCTACGAGTTGCATTTCGGGCACGACGCCGGTTCCGGTCCCCAGCTCGGAGACGGACGCGGCGGGACTCGCCGGGAACGAGGTAAGAGCCGAGGGCCATTCGGTCGTGTTGATAAGCCGGTTCATCCGGGCGGTGGTTGTCTCGGTGAGCCGTGCGGAGCCGTAATTAAAAATCGTTTGGATTTCGGTTGCGGATAGTTCGCGGCGGTAGACCGAGATTTCTTGGACGGTCATCCCGCGGATGTAGATACTTTCCCTTGAGTTCGGGTCGAAGCCTCCCGCGCCGGTGTATTTGACGAGCGGGACGAGCTGGGCGTTTATGTATAGCGTCATGTTGTTTGTTGCGTAGTTGAACCTAAACGCGAAATGGTTCGCTAGCGCGGGGTTGATTTGTTGTCCGACCTCGTAGTAGTGGGTCGTCATGACGTTGCTTTGGGTGTCGATGCGGAACGTCCCGGCGGGGACCCCGGCGCTTGTCTGGTGGAAGTAGCGGATAACGGTCACCGGGGTATTTAGGGTGTATTGCATCTGCGAGACGCCTTGCACCGTGCCGTTCATTTGCGCCCAAAACGAAAGAGTCCAACTGCTTTGGAGGTTCCCGATGTTTGGGAGCTCGTTCACGAAACCGTTATGGCCTTCGTAGATGAAACGGGCGCTCCCGGTTGCGCCTCTCGCTAACGCGTCCTCCTCGAAAAAGTTTACGTCGCTAAACTTTTTGATTGGTAGGCCGCCCATTTCGTCAAGAATGGTTGGGCTTCCTTGGGAGTCGTTGCTCTTCCAATAGTGGGCTGGGTTGATGCTAAGCGTGTAGTCCTCAAGCCAGTCGGTCGGGACGACCTCCCCGGCCATAAGGCCGAGCGCGTCGAACGCTTGGATAGTGACCGTTGAGTCGTAGCCCGCGTCGGTCCAAGTGACCGGCCAGCCCGCCACAAACCCGCGGAAAATGTCATAGTTCACGCCGTTAGCCTGCCCAACTATCCGGATCTGGCGGCGCGGCGTTAATCGAAGTTTGCCGGGGAACTGGTTTAGTTGGCTTGTTGAGGCGTCGGCCGTTCCGGTCCATGACGTGACGCCGGTCCCCATTTCTCCGGGTGGGAACGTCGTCCCGTCAAAGTATGTTCCGACGGTTGGAGCCTGCTCGAACAGTACGCCGTCAATGTAGTGAACCTCTCCGGCGAGGCAGTTTTGGACGCGGACCGAGATAGTCGCGGTGACCGCACCGACCGGGGCGACGGTGGTAAATGTTGCGGAGCGTGTCCAACCGGTCGCCGTATTTAATACGTCGGCGCTTTCTGGGGTGCTGATTTGGGCGTTAGCCGCGTTATACCACTCGACGATCACGTCACAGATGCGTCCTACCGTCGCGGCCCGAAAATAAGCGGACAGCGCATAGGTAGCGCCAGCCGTTACCGGGATTCTCGTCGCGGCGGTTCCCGCCGTCGAGCCTGTCGTCCCGCTGTAATAGACTCGCGTGTTCCCGGCTACGGTCGCGGTCGCGGCCATTGAGTTATTGCCGAAAAGGCTTTGAGCTGTTGATGTGGCAATAGTCGCCGCTGCGGTCCCAGAGCCAGCCCATCCCGTAACTCCCGTCTCGAACGATGGGTTCGGGAGAAGGTTTGTCCTCAAGACCCCGGGGTCGTAAAACGGGTCAAACGTCCGGGCGCGGTTATCGAGGACAAGCTGCGCGGTCCCGGTATCGAACTGCTCAAAGTCGTCGGAGCGGCCGCGGCGGGTGCTGACGGCTCGGACGTAGGGGGTGATTTCGGTCCATCCGGGGTTAGCGACGTAGGGTCCGTCGTTCCATGCGATGAACACGCCGACGATAGGGAACGGGAGCGGGCCGTAGGCGTCGCCTTCATAGGTGACGGACGCCGCGTCATAGGTGAGGCTTGAGGCGTTGTAGGTGTCGGTCATTAGTTCCGGTAGCCGTAGACGCGGATTTGTCCGCCGGTGATAGTGCCGGTCGAGGTGCTAATTGAAACGCTTGTGAATGCCGTTGAGTTGTTTTGATGGGTCCAGCATTGGCCTACCTGTCCGTTGTCAATGCGGCTATACATTCCGTACGCGAGCGTGGGGCCTGCGAAGTTTGGTTGGAGGATCTCGAGGGCGATTTGGGCGTATGTGGTTCCGGCTCCGCCGCAGGCGAAAAGGGTTGCGTTGTTGTCGGCGCTTAGTTGCCATGTTCCGCCGCCGACGTTGATATATGCGCGGCCGCCGTTGTAGTTCGTGGTCGTCAGGGTTGAGCCGACGCCGAACTGGAGTTGAAGGTTCAGAGCGGTTGAGCCGACGCCGTCGGTGTAGGTGAGGCGGTAGTTGTCGTAAAGGGCGGAGAACGCTCCGTCTATGCGGATGCTGGTGTTTCCGGTTCCGACGTTTACGGTCCCGTTAGCGGCGAGCGTGGCGGCGGTTCCGCCTGCGCTGACGATCCCGGTAGGGATGACTTTTACGAGGCCCGTGTAGGTCTCGATTTTTTCGATCGCGTCGTTTACGTCGGAATGGAGACCGGAGTGCGACGGCGAGTTAAGCGGTGAGCCTGCGAGCGGGTCCGTGAAATTGTCAATGGCTCCGGGGAATGAGCTAGGCATTACTTTTTCTTCGCTTTCTTCTTAGGGCCTTGGACCGTGATCTTCCCGGCCCGCTTGTCATAGGACTGGAGAACCTTTTTCACTTCGCCGCCGATAGCGACCGGATCACCGACGCCGGTCTGCACCACGATCTGCATACCCTGACCGAAACCGGGGGCGGAGATAGAAGCCCCGGAGAGGGCGTCTACTTGGCTCTGCGCGGCCGAGACGGCTCCGGTGAGACCTCCGCCGAGCGCTCCCGTGATACCCGCGGAGAGGCCCGCTTGAACGGAGGCGAGATCCGCTAGCGAAGTGTTCAGGTCCGAGACGGAGAAACCGGCGGTTCCGGCGATGAGATCCGAGGTCACTTGTGCACCGGCGGCGGGGCCGAGGTCGAGGAGCTGCTGGAGACCGGCCTGTCCGAGCTTGTACGGCTCACCGATAAGGGTTTTCAGGTTCGCGCCGAAGGTCTTGGCGGCGGCTATCTGCTCTTGGAACGCGGCCGCCGGGGATTTGCGGCGGCCTTGGGCGTCGGTGACGGCTTTCTCGGCGTTCGCGACCTCTTGGACGGCTTTCAGATACGACTCAAGATCCGAGCCTTGTTTTGCTACGTCGAGGGCGTCGTAGGCGGCTTTCCGGTCCTTGAGGGCGTCTTGGTAGGTGTCCTCGGCTTCGGTGGCGGTGTCATACGCCCCGGCGAGGGATACGCCGAAGCTGTAGGCGAACTGGTCCCCGAACTCCTTAGCGGCTGTCTTAGCGTCCTCGAGTTTCGTTTTCGAGTCCTCGAGGGCGCGGTTAAGGGCTTCGCGGAGGCTCTGGGCGGTCTCCTCGTATGCCTTTTTCCCTTCCTTGGTGCGGCGGGTCGCTTCGGCTTGGGCGGCCGCGGCGCGGCGTTGCGCGTCCTCGCGGGCTTCCACCATCGCGGCGAACTTCTCCTCGGCCTTGGACGCTAGATAGTCCTTGATGTTCTTTTGGTAGTCCGCGCCTTTCATCCTCATAGCGTCCATCGCGCTTGTGGTGTCGGAGAGGGCGTCATCTAGGCGGCGGAACGCGGCGGCGGACTCGCCGGTCTGATCTGTGAGCCCGCGGATCGTTTCCTCGGCTTCGTCGGCGAACGGGTTAAGGCTCCGGAGGGCGTTCCGGGCAGCGTCAATACCCGAGGCCCAGTCAAAGAAATCGGACGCGGCTTTGAGGGCGTCTTTCCCGGTTTCAACGTAGTTCCCGGCTTGAGCGTTGTCGGTGATCTCGAGGAGGCGGCTAGCGACGGTTTCCACGACCGGGAGAAGCTCGGTCCCGAGCTGCTCTTTCAGCTCGCCGAAACGGAGCGAGAGGTTTTCTACGCGGCCCGCGGTGGTGTCTACCGCGGCGGCTGCGGCCCCGCCGAACTTGGCTTGTAGTTCTTCTACGACGGCGTTTAGGTCGCCGGAGTTGAGGGCGGCTTGAGAGAGGCCAGCGCCGAGGCGCGAGAGGGCGGAGGTTTGTCCTCCGGCGGCCTTGGAGAGGGCAACGGTCACGCTTTGGAGGTCGCGGCCCGAGCCGACGGAGACATCGACGGCGAGCGAGAGGAGCTTCTGGGCTTGGGTGAGGGAGCCGGTCGCGCGGACGAGTTGCGCGAGGGCGGGGCGGAGCTGATCGTCGGAGACGTTGCTCGCCATCATCAGCGTCGAGATGTATTCCTCGGTTCCCTTGATGGCTGCGGCATTAGCGCCGATAGTTTTTTGGAGTTGATCGGCGAGGAGCGCTTGGGCTTTCTGGTCGTCAATGGCGGCTTGGACGGACTGGGCAGCGAACTGGCCTACCGCGGACCCAAGGACGCCGTAAGCGAGCGCGGAAGCCTGCGCCCATTGAGCTTGAGCGCGGCCGAACGTGGTGAGCTGCTTATCGGCGTCTTTCAGCGATTTGCGGAGCGGTGCGGTGTTCCCGGTGACCGTAATAGAGATCGCTTTAGCGCGGGCCATGCCTAGAACCTTACCGTTTTGACGTTGCCGGATTTGTCCATGTAGACGCCGCCGGTGATATTTCCGGCGGTGTCACGCATGGCTGAAGCCATTTCCCAGCCGCCGCTCATGTTCGCGCCGGGGTCCCGTGTCCTCGAGCCGGGGATCTTTGTTTGGTCAAGGTTGTATTCGTCGATAAGGCCGGTGATTCGAGCCGCGTAGATCTCGAGGACCTCTTGGCGGCGAACGTCCATCGCGTCATAAATGAACGGCTGCGGCTTGATGCTGCGGGCGGGCCAGCCGAAGTGGATCGGGCCCGCGTATGGCACGGACGCGGACCCGACTCGGACTTTTCCGCTTGTCATCGTGGCGGCGGCGCGGATAGACGCGGCGAGCTTGCCGGTACGGAACGGGACGTAACGCTTAGAACCTTCGACGACGACCTCGGCGGCCTGCCGGTGCGTTTCTTTCATTTTGGTTTTGAGGTCGTCGGACATTTCGCGGAGGGCTTTTTGTGTCTCTTTGAGGCCGTCAATTTGGATTTTCCCGCCGCGGCCGGATTCAACTCGGTAACCGTATTTTCCGGCCATTAGAGCATTTCCTCGTTCAGTCGTTCCCAGTCGTTGCGTTTTTGGGCGTTGCGGCCGAGGATCATCCGGACCATATGGTCGAAAATTTCCGGCGGCGTGGCCAAAAGATCCACGGGTGAGATGCCGGTTTTCATGGCGATTATTGCGAAAAGCTCGGAGGCGGGGCCTCCTCGGTAGGGTTTCCGGAGTCGTCGCCGCTGGAGTATTTGATTGAGACTACGTTGTCGATCCATTTGTCGAAGGTTTCGCCGAGCTGGACGGCGTGGCCTTTGAGGGCGGCGTAATAGGCGATTTTGTAGTGCCACGATTTCGGGGCGTCGTCCGCCCAGATTTCGGAGATACTTTTGGGGGTGTCGGGGTCTACCTCGAAGGCGTACTCGACACTCGGCCACACCGGGAAGGTTCCCTCGCGGCCGTCCCTCTGCCGGACGGTTACGAGAAGCATCGGCTAAACCGTGGTCTTGACGATCGTTCCGCCCGTGAAGCTGGCGCTCATCGACGCCAAGTCGCCCACGGATCCGGCCACCGGTTGCGTCCCGGTGAGTGTCGCGTTAGAGATCGTATACAGGGGGTTGCTGGCGGAGGTAGCGGCCGAGGTCGGCTTAATGGCGACCGTAGTCGGCGTTCCGATCAGCGGGTCCAAGGTTGCGGCGACCTGCGAAGCGGCGAAATCCTGATTAAACGTGATGTCGCAGCTGATGTTATAGAGGCCGCCGGTAAAAACGTGACCGGTGGCTCCCATCGCGGTCGTTTCGATGGTGTCGCGCTCATAGTTGAGCGTCACGCTCGTAACGTAGGCGCTCAAGTTCACGCTGTTGATGGTGACGGAGGCGTCGGTGAGGACAAATACGGCCACGGGTTACTCCTTCTCGGCCTTGGTTTTGGTGGATGGGTCGGCGGTAATGTGGCCGCCTTCGATGAGTGCGTCAATGTTGCACCCTTCGAGCTCTTCGTCGGTGATCGTGTCTCCCGGCGATTTGCCGGCGATGTTGTCGGCGACGACTTTGTAACTAGCCATAGGCTTCTACCTCGTATCTGTAGGCGAAAAACTCTACGCCGCCCATTGTAACCGAGATCGGTGTAGCGCGGGTGACTCTTAAAGTGGAGACCGCGCCGTTAAGAGTGCGGGCTGGTGTCCCGGCCTCGAGCGCGGTTTTCACGGAGCCGACGCCGGTCCCGGCGAGGAGCGCGTCGAGCTCATCCTGCCCGGAGCGTTCACTCATGCGGGCCACGACGGCGAGAACGTCAAACTCGTAGACGTCGAGGCCGCGTTGCATGGACTCGTCCCATGTGACCGTGACGTTCCCGACGATCCCGCACGGCGTCGGCGGTGCGGTGTCCGGAATGTAGTCGTAGACCTTCCGGATAGCGGTAATCGAGTCTAGGAGCGTAGCGGCGTTAGCGCGGAGCGTCGAAATGTTCGCGCTCAACCGAGAACCTCTCGACGGTAGGCGCGGACCATCGCGGCGATGTCGCGGCCGAGTGGGCTCATGCGGATAGCGCCAAGCTCGGAGAGACCGAGGACGCCACCGACGGAGCTCTTCCGCTTGTAGAGATCCGCAGAAAGAATGAGGGTGGCTTCGGTGATGTCGTCAGGGACGGTCGGCCAGCCCCAGCGGGCCGTAACACGGACGCCGGGACGGAAGTTAAACGGGTACGGGAAAAGGTAAGGGCCGACCATCGTAAGAAGGGTGATCGGGCGGCCCTTAGCGAGCGCGTTAAGGGGCTCGGCGATGAAGTCGGTTTGGTATGCCGCGGCGGTGGGGTAGGTTCCGCCGCCGGAGGTGTCGAGGGCGATAGCGAGGTCGGTAGTTGTGCCGATGTCGTCTACGAGGAGGCTGTAGGCGTCCTTGGTGCGGTAGTAGCGGGCGGAGGCTACGCCGTCAAGGTAGAAGCGGCGTCCGGCGATGCGGTCAATGCTGCGGGAGGCGGCTTCCACGATTTGCTCGAGGAGCGCGTCCTCGGTTGTGTCGGCCTGCGGAATGTCTAGGTAGGTCTTGACTTCCGAGAGGGTGACGTAGCCGTTAGTGATCGTCACTTCTTCGCCGCCTTCTTTACGGGTTTCTTAACGGGTTTTGAGTCGCCCCCGGATGGCAGAGCCCCGGACGGCCGTGTCGAAAGGATATCCGAGCATCCGAGGGCGACGAGTTGCGCGACTACCTGCTCCGCTCGAGCTTGAAGCCCGCGTCGGAGGTAGCCCTCTAACTCTGCTTTAAGGGCTCGGATTATCGCGTCGTTCAGCATTTTTTCAGCATAGGGAGGGCCGTCTGCTCGGCCCTCCCTTTTTTGCTACTAGGCCCAAGTGGACGTGATGAGGCCGGTTCCGGTGATCGCCGAGAACGCGGTCGGGTACTTCCCGGCCGTGTAGGCCGAGAAACCGAACACGACGGTACGGATAGCGATGTTTCCGTCGGGCTGCTCGAAGCGGACGTAGAGCGGCGAGCCGCCGTTGTCCTCCCAGATGTAGCTCTCGCGGAAGTCGCCGACGATGACCGCGGTCTCGTTCGTTCCGGTTCCGAGGTTCGTCGGGACGTTGGCGTCTGCCACGACCGGGATGCCGAGGATCTGGAGGCCGCCCATGTCGTAGGCCGGACGGTCGAACGTGCCGGGGGCGTTGAACGGGTTACCGGCCGTTGCGTTGAAGAGCGGGCGGTTCGTGGAGTCGAGGGCGCGGAGCCAGCATCCGATGAGCGACGGATGGGCGACGATGTGCGTTGCGCCGCCGTAGAAGTTGCTCGAGATGTTCTGGATCGCTTCCACAAGCTTCGGGAAGAACTCGGCCCAAGTGGGGCTCGCGTCGGTGTAGGTCGTGGCGTTGATTCCCGAAGTGTTCAGGATGCCGCGGTGTTCGCCGCTGGAGCCCGAGCCGTTCACGGCGAGCGAGTCAAGCTTGGACTGGTAGGAGCGGATCGCGTCGCCGAGGAGCTGGGTCTCGACGCCGGTTCCGCGGAGGATGGCCTGCTTCGAGATGTCGAACATCGAGGCCACGGTGTTCACGTTCACGGTGAGGAGCGTGTCATCGGGGCTCGATTCGGTGGGTGCGGTGTTCTCCGAAGCCTGAACGTAGCTCGTGACGCCGGTGGTGAGGCGACCGATGTTCACGGTCATACCCGACGCGGGGAGAGCTGCATTCGTGGAGATGTCGAGGACCGGGCGACCGGCGCGGCGGAGCGTCGCGAACTGGTCTACCAAGTACTGCGGCACAACGAGACCGGCGAAGTTCGTGGAGCCCGAGTCGCGCTTCTCGACGCGGACCTCGTTTTGGTAGCGGGCGATGCGCTCGCGGGCTTCGTACGATCCGGCGAACTCGGCTGCGATGGCGTCCGAGAGGAAGTCGTGGCCGCCGCGGGAGTGGTAGGTCGGCTCCTCGGAAACGACGCGGTAGCCGCCCTGACGGGTTTCGGCCGGGGCCGAAGCGTCAAGCTTGGCGGCAATTTCGGCGTTTGCGGCGTTGCGGGTTTCGAGGTCGGCGATTTGGCCGATGCGCTCGTCGAGCTTCTCGACTTCGAGCTTAAGGGCCTGAATGTTGGCGAGCTCGATTTCGGTAATGTCGCGGTCCTCTTCGGCGGCGCGGTTGAGCGTCGCGTCGATGAGGCTGGTCTTGCCGGAGCGCTGCTCCTGCAACTTGTGAAGAAATGCGTTCATGGAATGATCCTTTGTGCGGTGAAGGCTTTTGGGGCTTCGAGGTGTCGCCGCTTCCCGGTGAGGTGTCGCCCTTGGCGAGGTGTCAGTCCGTTAGCTTTGGGGTGTCGCTATTGGAAGAATAACGCGCCGAGCGTAACTCCGCGAGCATTTCTTCAACGTAGGCGCTCCGCGACCGAAGGCTCGCAAGCGGGACGCCGAAGGTCTCGTAGTACGCTCGGGCGGTTGCGTCGTTTTCGTAGGCCGTAACGATGTTGTACTCGGAGGCGAGATCGGCGATTTTGGCTCGTTTGGCTTGCTGGCTTCCGACCATATAAAGCTCGTCATAGACAAGGCCGACGTCGGCGAGGAGTTGCTCGGTTTCGGCGCGGCGGTTCTCGGGGCGGCCGGTAAGGACGTAGACGGTGATCCCGGCCGAATTGATTTCGTCAATGATCCGGCGGACGGGGCGTGTGCCGTTGAGGACGATAGTCCCGTCAATGTCGGTAACGATCCGCTGCTCGCGTTCGCCTTCCGGGTCGTCCTCGAGGTCGTCCATTTCGCCGGCGGCGCGGGCCTCGGGCTCGGAGGCGTAGAGCGCGGCCATTTGGGCCTCGGCTTGGGCGAGTGTCCGGTGGCAGCCCTCGAGCTCGCGAGTGCCGTCCTTAACGACTCCGTAGCCGGAGCATTCCGGGTGATCGCTCTCAATATGCCAAGGCATTAGTCCTCGGGAACCGTGAAAATGCGGACCTCTTCGGTCGTTCCCGCGGCGGTAATCCCGTAGAGGGCTTGTCCGGGGCCGAGTGAGCTTTGGATCGGGGCGGCGTGTTTCGCCATGGGGAAGCCGTTAGCGGTCGTGACCGCAGAGTCGCCGACATATACGGTGACGTTTCCCATGATTTGCAGCCAGACCGGCCGGTTAGTTGGATCGGCGGATACCAAAAGGGTCGCGGTGCTCGTAACGGTGACGGCTCTTTGTGGGCTGGGCATTGTTATATCCCTTTCAAGATTTCGCGGGCGGCGTCAAGGTTCGGAGTTGTAGAAACCTCGCGGACGGCTTCTACGAGGGCTTTTTCGCCGTATGCGCCGAACGTGACGAGCGAAACCTCGGCGAGATGGGCGCGGACGCGCTCTACGACGCCGTTAGGGCGGCGGTTGTCCTTCAGCGGCACGAAACCGACGGAGAACTGGTCTAGGGAGCCGTCGCGGACTTGCTCGAGGAGCTCGTCGCCTCGCTGGGTTTTGGAGACGTAGAACTCGCCGTAGAGGCCGCGGGCTT